CGAGCGCAGACGGGAGCTTACCAAGAGACCGAATAAGATCGGTGATTGGTTTAGGCGTGTTTGGGTTAAGATCACGAGGCGCACACTACCTGATGTGGAAGCATTAGGTGGTTCGCTGTACGTGGCACCCGATGCGTCGCTGCCCGTTCGCCCACGGTATGTACAATAGGTAGGCTTCACGTTTGCATTAGGTTGGACTTGTAAAGAGACCACACTGGCGGCGCCACCCGAAATGCGGATCAGACGTGAGGCTTGTACACAAAGGCCGCATGTCGGTACTATAACCAGTCTGACGGGTTTAGGTACTGACATTAATTTGCAGACACCGGATCATAATAGTGTCAACGTTATTCGAGCGTTAATCGAACGTCAGTTTTATGTTAAAGACGCTGTGTCCAAGGAGTTTGTTCGCCCTACTGGGCCAGCGCAGCCACTTCATTCCATCCCATTACTCGCTGTGTGTAATCGTGTTCTTCGTGGCAACGGTAAGGTCATCCCGTTTACACCACGACAAGTCATAGATAGAGTGCCATCATGTAAGAAAACCTTGTACAGGCAGGCATTTGACTCGTTAGAACAATCGCCATTGGTGCGGCGTGATGCCACATTAGAATGTTTGTCAAACGTGAAAATACTAATTTATCAGCAAAGCCTGATGCGGTTCCGCGGGCCATCTGCCCGCGGTCGCCCAGATACCTTGCGGCTTTTGCACGCTTTATAAAGCCAATAGAATCACGTTTGTACGCCAAAATAGACGAGTTGTGGGGTGATGTAGTTGTGGCTAAAGGCAAAAATGCAGTTGACAGAGCAGCGATGATATGTCGTAAGTTCAATTCATTCAAGCGACCGGTGGCTATAGGGGCCGATGCTACCCGATTTGATCAGCACGTAGGTAAAGCGTGGCTGAAGTGGGAGCGGTCTCTGTACACATCGTTTTATGCGGGTCAGGATGCCAAGGAGTGTAGTAGGTTGATGTCGTATCAGCTTGTTAACATCCTTAAGGCAGTGGCCCGTGATCCCTCCATTCCTGATAAGCAGGTTCGAGTGGACGCCCGTATAGATGGGCATCGCATGAGTGGAGATCCGAATACTTCGCTGGGCAATACACTAATTATGTCAACGATGTGTTATTTATATTCTCGAACAAAATCTTTTCGCATTGAGTACATCAATGATGGTGATGATTGTGTTTTCTTTATGGAGCAAGACAACGAGGACGAGTTCCGCCGTGGATCATGGGATTGGTTTCTCAACCTCGGGTTCAGAATGGAGTTTGAAGAGACGGTGAAGATAGTCGAGCAGGTAGAATTTTGCCAAGCTCGTCCCGTTCTCACCGCTTCAGGCTGGATCATGTCGCGTAACATTTGGACACACAGGTCAAAGGACATCACATCATTCAAACCACAGAACCCGCAGGAACGACTACGATGGGTGCATGCAGTGGCAACAGGCGGAGTAATGTTGGCCGCTGGAATGCCCGTCAGTCAGGCGTTTTATCAAGCGCTTGGCAGGCTAGTGCCTGCCCCTAAACGGGGTGGATGGGTTTTAGAAAGGTACAGCGGTCTCGGCTTATTATCCGCTAACTTGGGCGAAAGATTGTTTGAGATAACACCACTCGCGCGTGCTTCTTTCTCACTTGCTTGGGACATGACCGTGTCACAGCAGTTGATTGCCGAGAGCATGTATCAACGCGCAGAGTATTTGCCTTGTCCATTAGAGCCATCTAGCATTGGTGGTGATGGGGTTGCGACAGTAAGGGACCCAAAATCCTTATTAGGTGCTAAACAAAATGCCGAGAGACTGCACGGAGTCCGCCAGAAGGCTAGTCGCAATGCACAGTCCGAGAGCTGTCTCGTATCCCATACAACAGCAGAACAATTTCTTCCTTTATCTTTTAATTTCTTTTCTATACACTAGTTTCCTTATGGTTAATCGTAAACCTAATGTCCCAACGCGCAAGACACGCAAGACGAAGCGTGTCGTTCGCCAGATGCAACAGATGTCACTCAAGCCCACACCTTTTGGTGATTCTGGGTCCATTGCAGGACGCGGATTGTCGCGCATGCTTGGATTTGGACCGGGCGTTGGAGCTTCTGTCGGGAGATGGCTTGGCTCTGGAATCGGATCTATCTTTGGTAGCGGAGATTATAAGGTTGCTGGTGAGGGTGTCACGAACAACATCCTTGTCAACAGCCGAGAGGTCCCGCAGTTCACCCGTGGAAAGGGAACTACAATTTGCCATCGAGAGTTCATCTCCGATCTTTCCGGTACGTCGGCCTTCACCAACACCCAGTATATAATTAATCCTGGATTGGTGGCTAGCTTCCCATGGCTCAACGCCTTCGCTCAAAATTTTGAGGAGTATCGCATTCATGGTATGATCTTCGAGTTTAAGTCCACAAGCAGTGAGTATAACACTGGTGGCAACGCTTTGGGTTCTGTTATAATGGCTACACAATACAACGTGCAGTCCCCAGCGTTTACTAATAAGGTGGCCATGGAGAATTATGATTTCGCCGTGTCCTGCAAACCCTCGGAGAGCATGATCCACGCCATTGAGTGCAAAGGATCGGAGGGCGTACTTAAGAATTATTTTGTGCGCACCAATTCGTACACGCCTACAGGTGTCGATAACCGATTCACCGATTTCGCCACGTTCAATTTGGCGACCGTCGGCAACTCTTCTACTAACATCATTGGTGAGCTTTGGTGTTCCTATTGCATCGAATTTTTCAAACCACGTGTTCCAGCTACTATTGGCGGTGGTGTGCTCACAGCTCATTATTGTCGCACATCGCCGAGTAGCGCTAGTCCCTTTGGCACAGCACTCGCTTTATCAAGCGGTTCGCTAAGCCTTACCGTCAGTGGCACCACCATTACGTGGGTGGGCACTGTCGGCCAGACTTACTACATCAGTTTGCTCTGGGGAACGTCCTCGGCATCAACCGTGGTTCCTACTATTTCTTTTACTAATGGCTCACAGCCAACTTATTTTGGCAACGATTTGTATGGCTCCATTGCAACACCCAATGGCACTAATACCGTGTCCAACGTCGCTTATGCTTCATTTTTCACGGTTAATGCCACTGGTGCTTGCGCCATCACAGCCGCCTCGGCGACTATAACGTCGGGCGTCACAGTTGACATCATTATTACTGAGGTCGACTCTGCAGTTGCCAAATAAGCTTTTCTTTGTTGACTTTTCTTCCTTTTCTTCCTTTCCCTAAAAAGGTGCGCCAACACCATAAATTACAAAAACATCGAAAAATATAAAAACCCAAAAAGATGAGTAGGTTGAAGACACC